ATTATAAGCGCAACACTTGGCGGTGCACCATTTGTACAATCTACTGCCTCAGGAACTATGACAGCCGCAGCTGGTGTTAACACAACAGTGACTGGTGTTAGTGGGTATTTGTGGGGAGTAAGTGCAGGATTGCCAACATTTACATTTAGTACACCTGCAACTGTGGCAACATTTACAGGATCAATTTCTGGAAATTCGTTATCGGTGGTATCAGTAAGTCAAGGAACTTTAGTAGTGGGGTTAGGATTAACTGGTACAGGCGTACCAAGCGGCACTGTAATTACGGCATTAAATGGCGGAACAGGCGGCGCCGGTGGATACACTATTAGCACCAGTACAGGTACCGCTAGTAGTGCAACTATTACAGCGGTTGCAACAGCGGCAACAATTACAGTCAACACTTACAGCCCGCACGGGTTAATTCCAGGACATACTATTAATGTGTTTTGTACATCGGATAACGGATCTAACAACAATCAGTTATTAACTGGTCCGTTCTTTGTGGAGCAAGTGCTTACAGCTAATACATTTACATATACTGCTCGTGGAGTTGGTATAATTACTGGTGCTATTATAGCTACATTATATCCAAGACCAGATAGTTTTTATTCTCACAGACCGTTCGACGGTGGTGTACAACTAGGTACAGGATTACCAACATACGATGCACAAGCAATACGTATGAGTAAAAAGTATATGCGTTATCAATCAGGTAAAGCTATTAACTTTAATACTGGTTTTTTGATGGCACCAAACTTCTTTGTTCGAAGCTTGCTTGCGACAAATACTAGTTATGTAACTGGTTTATCGATTACAAACATTACTACTGGCGGTGTAGCTACTATTACCAGCGGTACTTATGTAGTAGGCCAAGCCATAATTGTTACGGGCACGATAACAACTACTACAGGTTTTACCGCAGGTACTTACTATGTAATGACTGTGACAAATTCAACTACCATCACCTTGTCGGCAAGTTTGGCAAATCAGGTAATTAATGTGCCTATAGCATTGGGTAGTTCAGGCGCAGTTACAGGCGCAGTAGTAACTGCCGCACCGGTAATTACAGTAACTACAGACGATGTTGATCATGGATGTCAACTTGGTGCTGGTGTTAATATTAGTGGGTCAGTAACTAGCGGCTACAACGGTAATTATATTGTAGTTGGAATTTTAGACGAGCGTACTTTGCAAGTTATTGCTAACGGTACGCTCAATGCTGGCCAAGCGTCTTTGTCTGCACAAATTAGTGATCCATGTTTATTGAATATTACTAGTTGGTACGGTGCAACTGTACGCAGCGGAACATTTGACGAACAAAACGGAGTATTTTTCCAATTTGATGGACAAACTATTAGTTGTGTAAAACGTGCAAGCACATTCCAGTTAGCTGGAACTATAACTGTAGTTGTTGGATCAGGACAAATTATCGGAGTGAACACTAAATTTACAAGTCAGTTGTATGCAGGTGATCGTATTGTTATACGTGGTATGAGCCATGTGGTTACGCAAGTTACAAGCGATACACTAATGTATGTTAACCCACAATATCGTGGTTATGCTAACGTTAGTGGTATTAAAATTACAAAAACTATCGACCGTGTTATCCCACAAAATCAGTGGAACTTAGATAGATTTGATGGATCGAACGGACCTTACAATCCAAGCGGATACAATTGTATTGTTTATAAAATGCAAATGGTGGGTATGCAATGGACATGGTACGGAGCTGGTTCTATTGACTGGATGATGCGTGGTCCAAAAGGTGACTATACATTTGTACACAGATTGCGTAACAACAACCTAAATAATGAAGGTTGGATGCGTACTGGTAATATGCCAGTACGTTATGAAGTTCAAAATTCTAGCGCAAAAAGTTATATTAGTGGAAATATCACTGTTGGGGTAAATGACACAACAATTCCAATAAACGATGCTACTTTTTTCCCAACGCCAGCAAGTGGTAATACTTGTTCGATTTATATTGACAACGAAGTCATTACATACAGTGGAAAAATATCTACCCTGGCTACATTATCTGGTGTTACTGGTATTACAGTAAGTAGTACGACAAATATGTATGTAGGCATGCCTATTGTGTTTACAAATCCACTTTCTTACATGTTCGGTAACATTAATAACAATACTACATATTATATTTTCAGCATTACTGGTAATATTCTTCAACTTAGTACAACTCTACCAACAACAGCCGGCGGTTCAGGCACGGTGATGACCCAAGCAGTATACACTCCAGCTAATTCAACGTTCTATATGAATATTAATGCATTAACTGGTTGCCTGAGAACTCAACCAATTGTACCGTGGGCAACTGGCGGATACAGAACGTTTCTCGGTGGTCCAGTTGCAACACATACAGCAGGTACAGGAGTGTTGTTAATATTACCAAGTGCTAGTCCAATTGTAAGTCACTGGGGTAGTGCATTTATTGAAGACGGCGGATTTGACGCAGATCGTTCATACATTTTTAATTACAGTCAGCCTAACGTTAACATTAGTACTAAAAAGACCACAGCGTTTGCCGTGCGCTTAAGTCCCAGTGTAAGTAATGCGTTACCGGGCGACCTTGGAGCACGTGAACTTATTAATCGTGCGAGTTTCTTGCTACAAACATTAGAGTCATGCGCTGGTAATACTAGTAACGCAAATACTGCTATTGTTATTGAAGGTATTTTAAATCCAAGTAATTATCCTGCACTAACTAATATTCAATGGAATAGTTTAAGTAGTGCCACTAACCCAACTGGACAACCAAGTTTTAGTCAAGTTGCTCCTGGTATTAGTATGGTTTTTACAAACAGCGTAACTAATTCAACAACAATTACTAACAGTCCTGCAGCTGCCGCAACAACATTTACTGTAAATAGTACAACTGGTATACAAGTAGGCGACGACGTATTTTTTCCAAACAGTACAGCAGCTTTACAAGGATTAACTAAAGTTTCCGCAATTAATAGTAATACTATTACAGTTAATTTACCAATACTAGTTGGTCAGACTAGTAGTGCAATTGTTCAATTCAGTCGCGGTACGTATGCACTACCAGGTGAAACGGTATTCTCGTATGTTAATAGTCCGGCTAACAAAGATTCACTAGACTTGACACCATTTAAGGAATTGACTAATACTCCGATCGGTGGCCGCGGCACGTATCCAAATGGATGTGATGCGTTGTTTATTAATGCCTACATTACACAAGGTTCGCCACTTAATCAGAACTTGATTCTTCGTTGGGGCGAAGCACAAGCGTAAATACAAAAAAGCCGCTATATGCGGCTTTTTTATTATATCAATTCAACTAAGTCAAATATTGTTTGAAGTTTAGTTCGAATAATTTTACTACTAAAACTATTTCGTAACCCTTGATGTAAAGGTTTAGGTGCGCGATCTATAGTAGCCCATGCCCAACCTTGATGTTCACTACTTAGTACAGGTACAAATTCATTATCTAGTACACACAAATATGTATGAAAATTGAAAACTAAATCATTTGATACAAAAGTTTCTAAGGGTATAGTTTTAATAATTTTAGGTACACTACCAATTTCTTCTTGGATTTCTCGTAGTAAACCTTCCCATGGAGTTTCACCTACTACAGTAGTTCCTCCTACAAGCCCCCAAGTACCTTCGTGTTTGCCTTGAGCTTTTTGCAAAAGAAGAAACCTACCTGTAGATTTAGCGTAAAACAACGCACCACTACATACTATTGTTTCTTTTAAAGTACTATTTTCCATTTGTCAGCAGTATAAACACCTTCGTAGCTCTTGATCCATGAAACACCATTCCACAAATACTGAACTCCTGAGTATATATTCGTCTGCCAGACTAATGTGGTTGTTTCTTGGCTGCTGTTAAAAATTACCTTCCACCCAGATCCGGTATATTCTATAATATCGTTAGCTAGTGCTACTAAATTGCCCCATTCAACGGCAGAAGTAACATTAGATACACTACCAATGTCTTCTATAATAAGATAACGTGTGCCTGCGGCAACTGTGCCAGGATTAAATTGTAATGGATCTATAATACGATCAAAATTGCCAGGGCTACCTTGATTACCAGTACCATTACGATAAGTTGGCACTGTGTAACCAACAGACCCTTCTAGTATACCATTGCTATCAATTCCAGTATTAGTAGTTAGTGTATCGGGATTCCAATTAACTACTAACACGGTGTTATCTAAGCTATTAATAACAAATGTTCCTACTACAAATGACCCGTTTGCTTGCTGAAGATATATGGTACTACTGCCTGCAACGTATTTGCCACCTGATGTAGCAAATATTTCCAACCAACTAATTGCAGGTTGTTGTCTGCTAATGCCACCTACATCTGAGGTAAGATTAACGGTTGATTCGTTTTCTGCTGGATGCAACGCAATTACTTGATTTCCATATACTTCTATTTTATAATTGTGGATAGTAGTAGTGTTTGTATCTAATAAACTAGTAAGGGCAGTGGTAGCAGAAACAGGATCAGCACCTAATCCTTCAATGTATGTACTGCTAGTGCTGGCATTATTAAACATGCTAGTAACAATTTTAGTAACAACGCCAAGTCGTTTAACTTTTGCCGGCGAACTAATCCATATAGGAGTATCTACAGTTATTGTGCCTATTTCTATAGGAGTATCAACGCCTACTGGTACTGATTTACTAGACCAATTTATATCATTCAAATTTAATACGCTAAGGCTAGTCCAATCTAAATAGTTGTCATTAGTTTGAATTTCTAAACTAGGATTAAATAATACTAAAATTTGTTCTAGTATTTGTAACTTTTGTTCAGTACTGCTAGACCATATATCCACTTTCATAGTTAATTTGAATGGAGTTGGCATTAGACGTTCAACTGTGTAATTTCTACCTTGTGATTGGTTATAAATTTCCTGACCATACGTTGGACTACCAACAACGTCATCAATTTGTGTATCACGTTCACGAATATTAATTTTACTAACATAAGTTGAATCTGCAAGTCTGTCGCGATCCAATGCCAGTGATGTAACATATATTGCTATTCTTGGAACATTGCTAACTTTATTTTCGCTATTGTTTCTAATAATGCTGGCCACTTGACGATCTGCATCACCGTACATTACTGGAACTTGTACTAGTGTGCCATCACCATATTTTACTACAAAGTTACTGAACACACGAATAGTCTGTGTAATGTAACGTCTTATTTGTCCGTCGTAGAAGAACTCGATTTTAATACAACGGCGTTAAACCGAAGCCTCCTTTACATACCATACTTGTTTTCCATCTATTATTTTTCATGACTTAGTACCTTTATTTTTCCACTTTGTACTTATAGATGTACATTATAAATCTGCCCTAGGTTTCAATGCTTTACTTAAACTTTGTTTTTGTGCTTGTCTAGAATTATATAGCGTTACAGTCCATTGTCCTGCGTAAGGTATAGATTGTTGATTACCATCTATTAATGGCAAATTAATCTGTATGTTTGTGCTCTGTATTCCAGTCGGACTAGTATAC